AAGGTCAGTACGGTTGCAGACACTGACATCTTTTCTGACTTCCTTAAAGATGAACTTAAGTCTAGTGCGAAGGTGCAAGCCGGAGCGGACAGGAAAGTTTCTGGTTCTGGCGCACTTGCCACTGTGATGGCCAGGAAGGCTTACCACAATGTTATGAGCGTTGTGGTGGACCCGAAGAATATGATCAGGAACGGTTCCGCTTTAGGAATCAACCCCGCCACTCAGTGGAACGCTTTGGCATCACATTTGCTGGGTTTTGGAAGTGGCATCTTGGCTTCCGACTTTAAATCTTGGGACGGATCGCTGAGTTACCAGCTTATGCAAACTGGTTTTAACATTATGGACAAAATTTGTCCTACAAATGACGATGAAATCAAAACGCTTAGGCATTGGGTCAGAAACCAAACCTGCAATTCGGTTCACATTGATGGGCCCCATTTACTCGTTTGGACAGGTTCCAATCCTTCGGGAGGGGCCTTTACCACTGTATTGAATAACATCATACAGGCACTGGCCTTTCACCTCATCATTTCAAGGCATGTTTGCACTAGCCAGAGAGATTTGGTATCTTTGCCCCCCTTGTTAGATAGGTCACATTTCAAGTGCCTAGAGGAAGGCTTATGGGAAGACCAACTGAGAAACACTGACTTTAAGATTGCATCCCGGATTTCCGACCTTTATCAGTTGGTCACATTTGGAGATGATGGTATCATGTCTGTTTCTGAAGAGCTAAGGTTGACGACCAAGGATTTAGCAATTAATGCAAAGTCCTTTGGTTTTTCTTTGACCAATGAAGACAAGACTGATCCCATGATGAATCCAAGAGAACCAGGCGAATTGCAGTCTTGCACCTTCCTCAAGAGAGGGTTTTCTTATGTTGAGGGAATATGGCAATGCCCCCTGGACAAGAAATCCATCTATAAGTCAATGAGTTTCGTCAAGGAAAAATTTGACATGGCAGATTATGAAAGAACACTTTATAATGCGGCTTTAGAATTTAGCATGCATGACAAGGAAACTTTCGATTACGAGAGGATCAGACTTCTTAAGGCCACCTCTGCTAGAGGGCTGTCCGTGACCATACCAGAGTATGAAGATTGCAGAACCGAATTTCTTGGTTCTGAGATCTTGACTTGGGTCGGTTAGGCCACTTTATAGGGACACATCACCCTTAAGATGTTGGTCTCACGTTGCCTTAAAACGTGTAATTCGTCATCGAATGACGAGTGTAGGACACACTTTAATTAGACCCGGGTTTAAGACCGTTAGCCCCAGCGTGCAAAACGCTTGTAAACACTTAACAGGACTCGAGCACAAATTTATGGCGGTATGTGCAGAGTATAAGCCAACTTATTTTTATGGATACTATAAATACAACTATTGACACCCACGCTGTCACAAAATTCGTGGAACCAGAGGCATTGCCTACAGAAGCTGCTTCTTTTAAACCGTTAGACACTGAAACTTCAGAATACGCAAGTATTGCAGAGTTTCTTGGCAGACCAGTTCTGCAGAGCAATGATTTTTGGACGACCTTGCAAGTGCAGGGTGAATCCATTTTTCCTCTAGCCAGCGTAACTTTACCGAGTGACGCCATTCTAAAGACCAACGTCATGTGGCAAGAAAAGCTAGAAGGTTACAATTTGATTAGCGCTGACGTTAATTATCGGATTCAGCTGAACCCAAATCCGGCCCAACAAGGGAGATTGTTGGCTTATTTCACGCCTTATTTGGAGTCGATGGACGCCGCTTATGGCAAGATGCATAATTTTAATATTACTACTAAGTCTATGCAACCTAGCGTCCAGATTGACGCCAGAAGCGCTGGTGCGGTTTTAACCATTCCTTATTTAGCACCAACAACTCATTACGAGCTGAATTCAGGTGTTAATCCTGTCTATGAGAGAGGACGTCTCGGCATTGATGTGATGTCTCCTTTGAAGACAGGAACTTCTGGCTCGCAAGATGCTGAGGTGTCTGTTTGGACTTACTTCACTAATGTGAAGCTAAGAGCTCCAGTCGTACCTCAGAGTGGAAAGATGATGTCTAGACCCATTTCTGACATGGAGAGAGATAGCATCGCTTCCAAAGGTAAAGTTTCTGGAGGGCTGTTGAAAGGTTCTAGTATCACTGCGTCTTTAGCAACGATACCAACGTTGGCAAGCGTGATGGCGCCAACATCATGGGCCCTAGCCGCAGCGGCTGGGGTGGCTGCTGCCTTTGGATATGCAAAACCGGATGTTGACACTCCGCCCACACCTGTGACTAAAGTCTATGACAAGTACATGGCGACAAGTGATGGAGTTTCTCCTGCAATACCTCTTGCAGCAACAGTGGCAAACAGTCTGGAATTGTCAAATTATTCTTACACTGATGAGGATGAGATGTCTTTCGCCTACTTGCTTTCTCGCGAGGCCTTAATAGACGAGTTCACTTTTAATGCAACGCACGTACAGGGTAGAGTTCTCTATGCCGCCGATATCTCCCCGACTGCGTTCGTGAGGAAGACTACGCACACGTACGCCGATAACACCCAAACGGTGTCCACTGGGCCTCCTGTTGCTTATTTAGCACAGAAGTTCAAATACTGGAGAGGAACATTGAAGTTACGTTTTAGTCTTGTGAGAACTGAGCTACAATCTGGAAGAATCCAGATTACATTCACTCCCCTGACTGGCGCAAGCCCATTGCTTCCAACTGTGGAATCAGGGTCGTATGCAATTAGGGAGATTGTGGACATTTCCACTGATGAGGACATCAATCTTGAATTACCTTTCATTTTACCGGTGCCTTATCAAAAGACCGGTTTTCCTTCTGGGAAACTCGAGGTCAGAGTTGTGAATCAGCTGAGATATCCTTCAATCACCGCTTCTGAAGTGGACATTTTGGTTTTTGCTAGCGCGGGTGAAGATTTTGAGTTCGCATATCCTAGTAATGGACCAAATTCCATCAATGTGCAACCGTTTGTACCCCAGAGTGGTGGTGAAGATATGTCTTCAACGACTACCCCGGAGTTGGTTATGGCTTCAGCTTGTGTAGGCGAGGTCATATTGTCAACCAGACAATTGATCAGACCTACATATTTGCCTAGAACCATCGCAATGTCATCAAGTTATGCCCATGTCTGGCATCCTTTCACATTTAGTCCTTATTCGCAAACTAACAACGGAGGTCAAAGTGCTTGGGTTGCTAATTTGTCCGCAGATAATTACAATTTTGTTGCGGGTATGTTTGCTCTGTATAGAGGAGGTCTTGATGCGATCATTTTAGACCCCTTTCACACTGAGACAGACAGGATGGCTATGGTCGCCATTAATGCCGGTAATATGGCAAATGCTAAGACCATTGGATCAGCACCCCCACTTGATTTGTATTCGGAAACTGCAACTCCTGAACAGGTTCTTGTTGGCAAACAGAATGGAACAGGGATCAATAGGCAAGTGTCTACTGAAGGATTGGTAGTAGCAGCTATACCTTTTTACAATAGGTTTCCAGTTGCTTTAGTCAACCCCAAGGTGGCAACTACCACCGATGGTGTTGTCCACGTTTCCGATGATGGCTCACAGCCAGAAGTTTCCTTGTTGTTTAGAACTGGTAGCAGCACCAAAGGGAGCATTTCCTTTGCAAGAAGGATCCGTGAGGACTTCCAGTTTTCATTATACATTGGTTGTCCACCGTGGGTTGAGTCACCCACACATACCTAAGTGAAGGTTAATCACTATATAATATACATGTTTGTACATAATTTGTATACGTAGGTTCAAGGCTAACGCCGGAATATTCCCTACAACCTTTTAATTCTAGTCAATTGACTAGGCCGTACTGGACGGTAACCTGTGCTGCACGCTTAGTGTAATGCAGGTATTTTCTATATATAACAAG